TTTTGCAGAAAAAGTCGTAGTGTCCCTTTTGGGGGACTACGCTCATACCTAGACTCTACAATAGGTCTAGTAAAATAAGGAAACTCTCACCGTGCACACATCCAAAAAGGAAATCGGCCCAGTGATTGGGATAACAAAACGAGTTGTGTGAAACCCTTATAACTAGAAGAGCAATACCATACCCTGGCATCTCCGGGAGCCCCACATCATCTATAAGAAGAAGATCAGTTGGAGGCTCCAGAATGGAATCTTAACTAAACACTGAACGAAAAATTGACGAAAAGTATTCTTGTGGGGCAAGTGTTAAGCAGCTGCTACTACTCTTCTATCAAGTCACACCTTGATAGGAAAAATAAATAAATTATATTTATTTCATGTTACCATTTATAGCTTGGTAAGCTTCTATTTTGATATAAGGTATAGATACCTAAACATTAACAGGACCAAAAGGCTGTTGTGAAAGAAAATGAGTGGTGGCTAAAGCACCAGTCCAAAATCCAAGAGAGAAATCCTCACCAACAGATCGAGTAACGATAAAATTGGTAAATTCATCAGAGTTATCACCTGACATACGAACACCCATAGGCGGGAATGTTTCTGCTGTATCAACAACAGAACCAGAACCACTCATAGTGTAAGTCATATGAAAGTTATTATAGTATGGTACTTGAACTTCAGCACAAGGATATACAGCCGAATTCTGAATTATTGGCGCTGCGTGCTGAGAATTAGGATAATCTGAATTCATAGAAGAATAAGTACCACCCCTATACGGCACAGACGCTGGTGCCAAACCACGTAAAAGAGAAAACTTCACGTTAGCTCCAGCATTAGCGAAATTATAACATTTCAATCTCATTGAACCACGCATATAAGCATAACAAGGAGCGAAAAAGGATAAATAATCTTGTTGCGTATTACTAGCGTTTAAAACCGTATTAAATGGGGTAATGTCAATCAATATACCAAGAGCACCAGAATTAAAACCAGTAGACAGTCTCCAAGGGTTAATAACATAGGAAGTCAAACCAGAACCATTAGGCATAATCCATGGATTATGTCGTTTAAGCAACTGGCGAATGGACTGGATACTCTCACCGACACAAAAACGAGAAGAAGCTAATGAATCGAACTCCAATCTAGATGATCCAATAGGCTGATCCAAAGGATTGGGAACTGAATCAGTTTCAATAGCAGCGGGCTCAGTTTCACCGACTTGTGCTTCCAAAACAGGCGGAGCAGCTGGTGCAAGAGAAGGTGAAACAGAAGGATCATGAATAAAGGCTCCTGTTTCAGTATTAAGAGGGACAGCAAACTCAAAATCATCCGCACAAAACACTTCAACCAGGATGTTAATACTAGTAGAAACAGTATCAGGATGACGAAGTTCATTAAGTACATTAACTATCAGAGTACCATAAGGATTTTCAAGAGGCAAAAAGGGAACAGTGCTAGCCCAAGGACAAATAAACGTGGACTCTGTAGTATACCTAAGATCAACTACCTCCTTATGTATAAATGCAGAATTAGCATCTGTAAGAACAGGAGCAGTAGCTGAAGTATAACCAGGAATAAAACAAAATTGTAAACGACCAGAATGAAATTCAGTCTTGACGAATTTAAACTTAAAACCAATAGAACCTCTATAATATTGGAATCTAGAGCCAATAAAAGACATTGGAGTATTATATTGACTAACAAGAGCACCAACCAAGAACGTCGTGTGGAAAACCGAAGGTGCTATCTGTATCCGTATAACTTCATTCAGTGGCACTTGTGAATCTGCCCAAGTATACGTATTATACCAAGTTGGAATGGACAAAGTGTGTTGAAAACTCATCTCGTCCTTATCATTTCCAGCAAAACCGGGCAAATGTTCAATAGAATTGGAAGCCTGAATAGCCAAATTATGAGAATTATCAGAATAGTCCGAATTAGGGGCACCAATAAACGGTTTTTGCTGTACAATGATAGCTTTATCCTGGTTTAAAGGTTTAGATAAACCAAAAGCTGACGCAGTATTAGCCATTATGCCTGTAGCCCAAGAAGTCGTCGTAGCAAAAGACGAAATAGCTGGCACTCTAGCAGCTAAACTCGAAACACTAGAAACTAGTGAAAGAGCTGAAGATATAGGACCTGTGTGGACAGACTCCTCTTCGTCATGTATCTGTCGAGAACCAACAGCAACACGACGACGCATACGCCCACCTGATTGTGGTACGAATGTCGGGTTCGAAATAGTAGGATACATCAACTCTACATCTTCCATATGAGCCCAAAGTGTGACTTCGGCATTAAGCTCAGATGAAACACTAACAAGGGGGTCATAAACAATAAGATTAACAGATCCCATTAAACCAGTACCATCTGTCGAATTATAACCCAAATAAGGGGAAATATACGGTATCTCAAGAATGACCTCAGAATCTGTAGCGGCATCTAAATCAACACGAGGTAGTTGAGTATAATTCATTGGCGAATCTAACATCATACGAAATTTAGCTGGGAAGTTAGCATTCTGGGGAAAGAAATTAAGGATAAGACGACCCTGCTGAAACCTAGTAGCATTGACCTGTAAACGAATAACAAACTTGGCACGTATTGCCAAAAAACCACTAAGTTTCTGATGAATCATAGGGATAGATCCAAAATAGGAATCTGGCAAACTAAGAAGCGCAATGCCAGTATTCCTAACCTGAGATGTAGTCCAATTACCAGAATATATGACAACTGGTCTGGATAAAAAAGATTTAAGATCATGAACATTACCATCAGAAGCATTACTCAACAAAGCCTTATGGAATGAAACCGGATTTGCTGTAGTGACAACGGTGGAATTAGTATCTGTATGTATAGCCGTAAGTGGCTTAATCTCTAAAGTATTCTCGTCTGAAGCTGAGTAAAATAAGATGTGAATGATACCCAAATTAATTCACAAATTTGATCTAAGACGATGGTGGGATTGCCACCAGGGTGTCTTAAGCTAAATAGCTAACCCTTATAACCCTTGCAGCACTACTTCTAACTTTTGATCAGTCGAGTCGAAATAAGATCACACAAGGGAGTCGTTTATACTCTTAGATATAATCATCACGAGCGGACAAAGTCCGACTCAATAATGCATAATCAACGAGTTTAGGGCTATACTTTAATATATCTTCTGACTTCTTTATTATCTGCGGGGCCCAATCCGCGAAGATAGCTGGATCATGATACGACAGTTCAAGTAAACACACGTCTACATTATCACGAACGATTTGATCTCTATGGAAACCTTTCTTAGTCCAATACGGTATTTCCAAAATTGTCTCAAGATCAAGTGGAGCAACAATCCTCTCAAGTACTGGATGCATGTAAAAGCTCCTCTTAAGAAATGTAACCTCAGTTAATTCTCTAGACATACAAGTCTTATCATCTTTAGATTCAATAGTATATGTAATATCATAAGATGATAAAACTTTAGGTATTGTCTCTTGATTGTATCGATCAATAGCATAATCAGACACACAAATAAGAGAATCATCCCCGTAAGCCTGACTAACAACGTGATCATCAAAATCAACAATGCCCAAGGAACCACGTGGGTTCAAATGAATCCATGCTAAAATATGACAAGTCAACGTATATAAAGTGTTAATGATCGTAGTACCACCATTACCCGAAGGCATCTTTCCAAACCATTGATAAACTATATCATTATAAATATGCTTGGAATTAACAACAGTTTCCCAAAGCATCTTACGTACACGATAATTAACGTCCCCATCATCATAATATGGTTGAATAACATAATCGAGAATCATGTTAAGTATAACAGGATGGAGAGAACCATCCTGATTTTTAACGTCAAATGCCAAAACATGGGGGTGAGTTTTAAGACGATCAGCAATATGTGACCATTCAATAGAATGAACATTAACACCAACTGCACTGCCATTTTTAATGCGGTTAAGCATAAAATATCTAAAGAAGTCCATAAAATACATACGAAAAACAATAGACTGTTGAATGGGAGCAGCAGAAACAAGCCTAGTAACACCTAAATCAACCTTAGCATGTTTACGTAATTCATCCTTGAGTACATCTATGTAAATATACTCAGGCAATATGCCCTTTTTCATCAATGCTACGTCAGCATCAACTGCACGTAATAATTCCAAACAGAAGGTAGTATTAAGATTGAAAGTGTCATCTTTACCAAACAAAGCTTGTTTACCACGATGGCCAGGCGGATTCCTAAGGACCCAAGGATAGCCCATTGACGTTGTTCTAGGTATCGAATCAAAGAAGAGAAAACCAGGTTTACCAAGAATAGATTCTGTAACGTCAAATACACGTGGAGGACCTGTATCCCGATAACCACGAACAAAAGTCCTACGCAGTTGTTTTAAGGCTAATTGTACTGGCTTTTCATTGATCGGATTAAAAACCTTACCATATTTCTCAATGGCAGGTATCAATGGATCAACGATTCGTCCATCAATGGTAGCCCTACCAAGAATAGCAGGACGCTTAGCCGAAGGACCCCAAACTTCATGCAAAGGAGACCTTTCAATCTGGGTCTTCATATTCCGCCCAGGAGATGGAGCTGTACGAACAAACTCAAAATTACCCTGGAAAGGGATCGTCCGTCCACCCGACTGTGCCTCCATCATAGTTGGCTCTATAACAGGAAAAATATCATCATACGTAACTATAGTTGATGCACCACCAACTTTGCCCGGCAAACCGGCAACATGAAACCCAATTATCTTTTTGGCAATGGATGGCTCATTGAGTAAACAAATAGCACCACAATCACCCTTCATAGTAGGTACTGAATACCAAACACTTCGCGGCAGGGTCCACGTCGACTTATCATCAGCCACCTTACGTTCAACCTCCACCTCACCCTGAGAACAAGAACACATGATACCATAATTAGTAGGAGTGTATAATGAAATCTCAAAAATCTGTCGTTGCGAGAGTAACAACTCGGAAGCGAAGTGGTGCAAAATACTAGGTTTTTTAGGAACCATGGTCAGATTAACCATGGCTAAATCCATACCCTCATGCTTCTTAAGAGGAACGAAACCACTGAGGAAAACAGATGCTTCAATCTCATAAACATCCTCATCAAATGCACTCTCAAGACAAATAGTCGGTAAAAATTCACTCATAGCATGTTTCATCTCAACAATAAAATGGTATGGCATTATAATCCAAGAATCATGAACAAAGGTTACCGAGCCGTAATAAAACTCTTTCTCATTACCAATAACATACAAGGAATATAAGTTCTTGCGAACAATACTCTGACCAAGCTGATAAGAATTGAGATCCGCACAAGATTGAATTGTCAAAATTTTATCTCTAACAATCCTTTGTCTACCACGTGCTGGTTTAGATAATTGATTCCTTTGCCTAACGCGCCCAGCCTCATCATACTTCTCTGGAACAGCGATAGGCTCTAAAACATCCTCATCATCTCCAACCACAAACCGCGGTTTAACTGGGACAACCACAGTATTATTCCGAGGAATGATAAGAGGACTAAAACCAGGAAGATCAAAGAGGGAACTAACTGAACTATCAAGTTTAGATTGACAAATAGATGTACAATCACGTATCAAATAAGCTGAAGATAAGACACCCATAGTTGCCTTTGTAACTATAGCCTGAAAAACACCACCTGTTCTACGGTCAGTAAATTCACAAAATTTAAGATCTCCATCCCCTATCAAACGAGAAGCTTTTTGAGAACTTTTAATGGCTCTATCTATACTAGATGCCGCTGAAACACCAGGCAACATCCTATCAAATATAGACTCAAAAAACATTGAGAGAAGAGGTCCTATAACCAAAATCCCAGTAGTAAGGGCCCCAAAAATGGATAAGACAGGATGACGCTGTATAAAACCATCTATCCATGTTCGAGCACGCGCAAGCATAGATTTAAACTGACGCGTAATAATCATAGATTCACCATATGAATCATCATATAATGGCTGAATGGTGAAATAATCTTGAACTAAAACTAAGGGAATATCAAATTCCTCTAGTAACTCAAAATACTGATCAAAATCATCCGTTCGTAAAGCTGTATGATAAAGCTCGGGATTGTAGCGGTACAATGCATAAGCCAAACGAGATGGCAACATCTTAGCATAACCAGAAGTCACTGGATTATCTACAAACCAGGCAATAAAACGATCTTTATCAAACTCGGAAGTCTTCGACCACCATGTAGCTAAAAATTGTCTGTATTCCACATCAATTTTAACAGGAGGTTTCCTCTTAAAAGCCATCTTACAAGTGGAAAACTGTTGCCTAGTTTCCGCTTTAACAATATCCTTCTTAACAATAAGATCATCTATGAAACGTTCATACTGTTCATTATCATCAGGGGTAAAAATAAGATCCTTAACCTTAGTGAAAATACCAGACTGAACCTCTGCACAATCCATAGAGGTATCAACACTATTAGAACCATATGCTGAACTTGTGTCGGTATAATTATCTAAACCATGTAAGACATCAACCTCCGAATTACCAGCAGAACAAGCTCGTCTTTTGCCAATTTCTGAAACAAGATCATTAGTCAAAAAATCTAAATACTTATCAGACTCTGACAATAATTTATTATACTTGACCACAGCAAGATCAAGCAATTCCTCATAGGATAATGTAACACCATCAACTGGACGTAAATCCTGTCCACATGGTACAAATTCATAAATATCCTTGTTCATAACATCACCACGTGGAATCTTATTAACATCTAACCTACGTGATTGTGCCTGAGGTGGTAGAGGTTCAACACAATATTCCATCCTAGGATAACACTTAACAAACCACATACGGCGTGTTAGCGCTTCATGTTCATGTATTGAATTAGGTCTAAAAGTGGACATATTGGTATTAGCAATAACAATTTTAGACCTGAAAAGGGTATTACCCTTCTGCGCTAAATCTGCCATGTGGCAAATTAACGGGAATGGTCCAATGGTCCGTATAGTGTCCATATATTCATTATCAGGTTGTCCTTGCATATCCTTAGCTTGTCCATAATCATCAAGAAGCGTGGCAAATTGTGCACGATACCCATCCCAATATTTATGTTCAGGATAACGCTGGTAAACAAAATCCTGCCAATTGGCCTTAAAATCATCAAGTTGATGATCAGGCAGGACACGTGCCAATAACGCATTAATAAAGGGAATCAACATGTTAGTTTTACCAACACCAGGGGCACCTGAAATAACAAGGAACAATGGAACCATTCGTGGACCACCACCCATAACACGAGCACTATAAAACGGTGCCATTATCTTTTTCAAAACATCCATCTTCTTAGTAATAACAATCTTAACATCGCCAGAAGAGTTACCAAGTCGACACTGCTTCATTAAAAGCTCATTACCAGACATTTCCAAATTCCATAACTCATCAGCTGCCAAAGTCTTAATCTCCAATCGTCCAGTATAAAATCTCTCATGAATATTATCTACACGATCAATCCATCTTTCTACATCCTCAGAAAACGATACAAAACCTTTAATCTTACCAAGACCAAAACACTTCTCACGTATCCAATTAAATGCTTTAACAAAAAACTCAGAAATCCACGTAATAAGTGATGCGAAATCTCTCTTCTTAGAATGCCAACCAGCTGTGTCAACACAAAACTTTCTAATGGAGTCCGCTGACAATTTCTTACCAGCCAACCCCAAAGACATAACCGATAATAACATTCCAAGAAGTGATGCAGAATCCTCTATACCAACTTGGGGTTCAGCATCAGAAAACTCATCTTGCTGTTCCCGAATAGATTTCATCTCCTCATGATCAAAAAGGTACTTTTTAATCAAATCTAATATCTCATGACTAAAAAGGACACCTGTACCAATCGATCCAATAGCCAGTAATCCAGTCATCCAATTTTTAACTGACTGGTTATCTGTATAAATATACATTACTACTGAAACGAGCAAAAACAACAACGGTAGCGCAGTCTTAATAAAAGTCTGAGTAACCGATGAAACATTAGAAATCTTATCAAACATATCATTAATACGACCCAATATATTATCGGGTACTTTATCACCAAGTGAAGTGATAGATGCTTTAAGACTATTCAATTGTTCTGTGAACTTAACATCAGGCCCAAGCTTAACATTAAATGTTGGAAGACCAATTTGCAGTTCCAATGTAGGCTTAGGTTTATGAACTCTAGCAAGTCTACGCTGCGTGTCTCTCTCACGAGTCTGAGCTTTAGAGACAATCTTGTCAATTTTGTCTAAGATCTTAACAGCTTTACGATTATTGGCAACATTACCACTAATATAGCGTTTCGTGGTTGTGTCAACTTCTCGTGAAATTTGTTTAATAGTTTTTGGCGCAACAATTTGCGGGATCTGTGAAGCTTTCATCTTATTATTCGTAATTGTATTCATAGTTGTATCTGATTGTTAGGTATATGCCCTTAAGGTCGGAACATCGTAACCTCTACATTTGAATTATCATCAGTATAGATCCCAATGATATACTATGCTAAAAGCATGGGGTCCAAAATATATATGCATTATACTAAGAATTTAAAATAAAATAATCATGACATTATCATCAACAGGTTAATGGGTCTCTCTCGAGGTGTTAAACATTACTGACTGTTTCAAATGAAGTAAACTAAAGGCAGAGCATTATACCTTACAATCATAAATTAAATTAAAATAATTAATATAATAGGATTCATACATAAATTTCATTGTGGGATTGTGTTAATGAAACACAAACACCCCATTTGATCGTATAAAATCTACAACGAGGGAAGGTTTATTTTTGTTGTTTAATAATATTTATTTTTAAATCTCAATAGAATTTTAATGTCTGAACTAGACTTGTAATAGAAAACTGAAAAAGAAAGACAGGAACAAGGAAGAAAGTGAACAGTATTGCAATTGCTCAAGTGTAGCTCCTAAATACATGGACATACACTACCAGTTTAACGACGGGCCTTGTATTCGGAGTCGGAGATATATGCGTCCTCAACGCGCGTTTCTTACATGAAATCACTTAACTGATGGCACTTTCTTACGCGAAAGGCATAACAAACGTCACTCTATTATCGCAAGAGGCAGATGCGGCAAAAGTAAAG